TTCACACACAAACTCGGATATCCTCCGCTTTGTAAATCCGAGTATAACACAAATTTTACTAAATGTCAAGTTGAAAGGATTGTTGAAAATGACTATTTCAAACTACTATGTTCGTGAGTATCTTCGCCTTTATCGTGAATATCGTAAAGGAATTAATATATTTGATGCTTTTCTTTTATATGGGAAAATAGAATACACTCTCGGTGAGTTGCGGAGAGATTTTTCTCTTGACTATCAAATTCACTGTGCCCTTCATGATAGGCTCTTTAATCTTTCTTGCCGTACTTGTGAAAAGTTCGGCGTACTTAATTCTCAGAATAATTTCTGATTATTATTCGTGTAAATAAAATAAAGAGAAGCCTTTTTTCAAGACTTCTCTTTGCTGGTTGCGGGAGCTGGATTTGAACCAACGACCTTCGGGTTATGAGCCCGACGAGCTACCGAACTGCTCCATCCCGCGATATTCTACTGTTTTTTTACTGCTCTCTCTCCTGAGTGCTTATTTATTATATCACAAATGAATGTGAATGTCAATACCTTTTTTGCAATTTTTTTATTTTGACTGAAAACTCTTGACTATTGTATCCAAATCGGGTATAATATATACGATATCGGGGTGTGGCGCAGATTGGTAGCGCGCTACCTTGGGGTGGTAGAGGTCGTCGGTTCAAGTCCGGTCACTCCGACCAAAAGTCCAAAGAGCGGTTGTTAAATTAATTATCTAATTGTATCTTATCGACCGCCTGACGGCGTAAATCATCATAAGAGTGCAAATAAATGTTTGTGGTGTCAAGCTTTGTGTGACCGAGAAGGTCAGCAACTGTCTTGACATCTGCACCGCTTGCAGTCAAAAGGCTTGCGAATGTGTGACGGAATTTGTGCGGAGTGAGGTGCGGTAAACCCTCGGAGTGTGTCTTTTTCCATTCCTCATTCTTACGAATGAACATAGTGTTATATTCCTCGTGGTAACGGCGAGGGCTAAGAAAGTTCTTTGAACGTGGATTGCCAAACACGAAATCACAGGTAATAGGCAGAGAAAGCAGAAGTTTATAAGCCGTTTCATTAAGTTCAACATAACGGAACTTGTGGTTTTTCGTATCATTCACGAGCCTTGCACAGCCTTTTAAGACAACAACAGTTTGACATACAAAGATACGGTGGTGAGGTAGGTCAACGTTCTCCCAACGCAAGGCGAGTATTTCTTCACGGCGTAGACCTGTCAAGCACTCAAAACGGAACATCTTCATTATAGTACTATCGCCCGAAGTCAGAAAGGCGGCTTGTTCTGCCGTAAATGATAGCTGTTGAACTGTTTCAGGGCGTTTTCTGCACCGCCTTAACTCAAATGCAGATAGGTCAATAGACGTGAAACGGCACGCATACGCATAGCGCATGATACGTTTAAGAACACTGCGGAGCTTTTTAACTCTATCAACGCAGTATGTATCATCACATTGCTTGATGATATTGTTGAGGTCAGAAAGACCTATTTCTGAAACGTCTTTATCGTTAATAGGCTTGCAATTCTGCTCAATAACATAATCAGTTTGCTCAGGGTAACGGACAACGCCCTCTAAGTAAGAGGGGCGAAAGTCCTTGTAATAAAATTCTTTAAAATTCATGGTAATAACTCCTTTTGCGTGGGTGTTATTTGGGTGTAGTCATTCCATGTACGCCAATACATGGGCTTATAATGGCTACACTCTTTTTGTTGTAATAATGTGTGTGGTAGGCTCGAACGCCCTTTTAAATGCACTGTAGCGGTGCTGTGCGTTGTATTCTTCAAGAAACAGCCTGAGGAGCGTATCACGCTCAGCAGGACAGCACAGATATACAAGCCTTTTATCCTCTCCTTTCTCCTTGCCTATAGTGCCACAGAGCCACAGATAGAAAAGGTTGATTTCTTCCTTGCAAATTTCTTTTTGCTTCATGGTGTACCTCCTGATTTATTTATACCATATTTTTACGACATTGTAAAATTGCCGTTTTTTTACATTAAATATTTTTACTTTATTTTGTTTAGCTTGTTTTGCTTTTTCGGCTTTTGAGTTGGCTTTTACGTTGTTTTTTCTTTATCGTGTCACTTATGCCACGGCTAACGCTGTGGCGGAACGGCAAGTGACCTTGTTCACTGCGTTCACAAGTTCCATTGCCTAAATTTTTAACCTTTTACAGTCGCTTTGCTCCTTTCAAAGTTTAAAAATTTTCCTCGTGACACTAACTTTGCGATTTATTTTCAACAAATTTTGACGTTAAGCCGTCCATAAGTGTGAACAATCCCATTTGTGAAACGACGTGACGAACGTGTGAACACTGTTCACGGATAGCGTAACTATCACAATGCAGGTCAAAATCAACGTTGTATTTACAATAAAATGTACCGCTGTTGTTCTCGGCAGGATATTTGAAACAATACACTATATCATCAATACGCCTTGTGAGCTGTTCAAGCTTATCTATACCGTCATTACGTTCAGCCGCCTTTTGATAAAGTTCAGTAGGCAGGAACGGAGAAGTTATATATACTTCCGTCCATAACGTCATTTTATTGCTATAACGTGCCGACACTTGTGAGCGGTACTTGTCAAGCAGGATGAGCAAGTAACTGTATGAGATACGCCCTCGAAACTCGTCAAGTATTAATATCGGCTCTCCTTGGTAGCCGTCAAAAGGGTGGTCATAGTCGGTCACACGATAGATATTTACATCACCATGCTTTTCGCATAGTTCAATGTATGTGTACGATTTTCCGCACCCTGTACCACCAAACAGCCAATGAACTTTAATATCACGTTCGGGCGGTGTGTTGTCCTTACGATACAAATAGAATAGTTCTTCTGTTGCAGTTTTGGACTTGATAGCCTGCGGATATTGCCTATATATATCGTTTGGAGTTTGTCCGCTGTATATCAAATCACGGATATCAGACATTGAAATCAAATCGTTACGCTTGCCTTGACAGCCTTTAATATCACCGACCTGTGATTTTGCGATTATCTTTTCGCCCTTTTCCTCAAACTTGCCGACCTTGTTTATATAGTCCTCGACTTGCTTTTTGTTTCCTTTGGTTATCTCAATATGTACTTTAGGAAAAAGCTTTTTCAAAGCAGACAATGGGCGGAACGTTTTTTCACTTTCAAACACGCAATGCAAGTGTTCAAGACCGAGGGCGGACACGCAGAATAAAACCGCTCCTGTTCGCTTATCATCATCACCGACCCACTTATTAAGAACATCATCACATATCTGTTGTTCTGTCAATGAATGATACTCCGTAGGCTCTTGCTTTAATATAACCGCCTTGCCGTTCTCGTCTTTGATTATCTCACCCTCTTCATTGTGCTTGTATGTAATATCATAGCGAGGGTTGTTTATAACGCAGAACGTTGATTTACAAGTGAACTCAGACAATCAATCACCACCTTTGTGACGAAGTTTGTAACAAAATCGGTCACAAGATTAACGGCGTATTTACGCTATTTTTAATACTTTGTGACGTGTGACGAAGTCGGGGGTAATACTAACCCCGACTTCATGAGAGTATAGCAGAACGCCGAGAGGGAGAGTAAAAGGGGGAATCTTGAACGGCGTTCCCCTCTTGTGAATCATTGAAATCATTGAAATGTTGAAAACCTGAAAGCTGTTGTTTCCAACATTCCAACAATTCCAACAATCCACAATTCACCCCCAGCCGTCCGCTTGATAGATTTCACGGATAGAAAGATCAGAAAACATTCTGAGAATTAAGTACGCCGAACTTTTCACAAGTACGGCAAGAAAGATTAAAGAGTCTATCATAAAGGGCACTATGTTTCTTCAAGCATTTGATTAAGTTCTGCAATCAGCTTTGACAACGCTTTGTAGTCACAATCGGCGTGAATATCCATTGCCTTATCAATGATAATTCTAAGCTGTTCACGCTTTGCATACTTAATTGCAAGCTCTGTTGCTGTTGGTATTGTTGGCATAATATTTTTCATTATAATCAATCCTTTCTGCGGTTTGTGGGTTATCCGCTTTCCCTTTGTCTGTATTAAGTATACACTATATCCAGTCCATATGCAATGGATATAGTGTAAAGTATTTATTAAATAATTATTAACTGGATATAGTGTATATTATGGTTGACAAATTACAATAGATATAGTATAATGTAAAAAAGGTGGTGAGGTAATGGCGGTATCAGAAGCAAAGAAGAAAGCTAATGCAAAATGGAATGCAGAAAATCTCGAAAAAATACAGTTTTATGCTCCAAAGGGGTTTAATCAGATGATTAATGACCGAGCAAAAGAACTAGGGTTATCAAAAGCAGGATATCTTAAAAAGGTTATCACTGATGAGATAAAATCAGCAGAGGACAGCCACATTGTAATAAAGACACATACGGACGAGGGGTGAGAGTATGGAAGAAATATTCACAGCGTTGGAGGCTATGACGTCAATAAGCGTTGTTATACTTATCGTGAAAATAGTCATTGTGATACTGTTGATATGTGCTATATTTGAAACAGCAGGCAACAGCAAAGCGATAAGACGAGAAGAAGAGAAACAAACGGAATTATTAAGACAGATACAGCAGAACACAGTTAATAGCAATCTGCTGATGATTAACAACAAAGACAACAACAACTCGCAGTGAGCCTAACGGCAACCACTGCGAGTTGTTTCATTACCAAGCATTTTTCCGCTTGCGAATAGATTTCTTTTGCTTTCGGTCAAGTGGCTGTGTGTTAGGCTCTATGCCCTCACGATTGGCGAGTATTTCTTCATCACTGAGATACTCTTTTGCAAGCATATTCGTAACAAGCTGTGATGTATCGTAGAGCTGACGGCGTTTATTAGTCTGTAGATACGTTCTATTATACATCTGTGCAGGTGTATAAGCCTTATTTTCAGAATATAACTCGTATTCCTCAATGTCATATGTATAACCTGTCTGTATACGGCAAAATGGATGTTTGAAATGCGTATGGCAAGCGGTCACGTCTGCAGTAATATCCCTAATTTGTTTGTCTAAGAGGTTAAATCTCTGCACTGTTGCATATATCATCATACGCCGTTTACGGCATTGGCACAAATGCTGAAATAGCGGTTTAGGAACGGCACATTTACCGCCCGAAAAGTCACGGCTATTGAATATTGTACCTATTTCATCAATAAGCACAAGCGTGTTTTTAGGAGCGTTGAGAATATCTTGTGCAGTGTTCAAGGGGAGTATCTCTGTATAGTCGGGGAAGTTTTTGATATTAATATTTGTCAAAATATGCAACTGCGGATATTTACGACAGAGTTCATAAGCTTCAGCGACCATAAGCGAGGTTTTACCTGCTCCGAATTTGCCAACAAATAAGTGTATACCCCAACCGTTGAAAATCTGCGACCAGTTAAAATATAAAGCTGTAGCCTTATCATAGGCAATATAAGCCGCCAAGGACGGCAGGCGCACGAAGTAATCGAAAAGAACCATTTATTTATCACCCCAATTAAAAATAAAATAAAGTATAACAGAAATAATGTACAAAGCAAGAATGGTCCACAAGGCTATCACCTCCGAGGATTGAAAAATCGTATCATAGCATTGTATAGCATTTTCCACAGCAGAAACAGCATAATGCAGGCAAAGACAAATTCCAAGCACAACACACCGAACTGTTTCCACGTCTTTATAACGTCAATGGCGGCGAGGTCACAGCCAAGAAGCTTTAGCAATTGATAGCAGGCGTTTTGAACATCATATAACACATTTACCACCCCACTTTCTCAGGCTCTTGCTTGTCGCTCTGTGGCGTGTTCTGTGGCTGTTCAGCCGATTGTTTTTTTAGCTCCTGTTCCTCGTATAGTGCTTCAATAAGCCGTTTACGAGGGAGCGATAAGTCTTTTTCAGATTTAAAAGCGTGGATATCTATGAAGAACGTCACCACGCCAAGAACCGCGCTAATAGCCAAAATGACTATTAGTGACAGGACGAATAATTTTAATATTGCAACCATTTTAACAACTCCTTATGTATTGTGGAAAAGATATTTTAGCAGAGCAACGGAGCAGGATATAACAAACAATCCTATAATCATTGCACCTACTGTAAAACTAAATTCACCGAAACGAATACGCAAACACATTAAGTGTTGAATTGAAACAAAAAGCGACTTCATAAGTGAAAACCAATCCATTTTGCACCCCCTATTTCAATACCCATTTAAAAACGCAAATTGCTAACATGACAACAAAGAACGAGATCAGGATAGTTAAAAATGTTGTGGGGAAGATACCGATACTTGCAGTTAAGAACTTGAAGAAATCGGACGAGCCGTCAAACACTGATTTAATACTATCCAAACCAAAATCAAACGAACCGAAATTTTTATCAAGATTTTTTTGTTCCTCATATTTCTTGAAATCGTCAGGAGCAAGACCACTTTCGCCCTTTTTATCCATATCATAATCATACATATAATCAGGGGTCAACTTCTTATCAAGATAATCAGTAAACGGCTTGTTTGTATCCATTTCAGCACCATTCTTGAATATTTTCGGCTTGTATTCGGGATAGTCCTTATAATTGAACGCCGTTGACGTTACACAATAGTAATCAGGCATTACAACGTCTATTCCCTCGCCTGTTTCGGGATCGGCATTTACTGTAACAATCTGCTTTGTGTTTAAACTACCTTGATTACACAAATAGCCTTGATTGTCAAGGTCAAAATAATCAGGGGTCGGCACTGAAAGAGAAGTCAAGCGACCATATACCACGATATAAAGCTTTGTATCGGCTGTGAACTGTGAACTATCAAGATTTTCAAGATTGATAGTAACATTCTTGACAGAGCCACCCTTGCCAATAATGTATCCAGCATTTATGCCCTCTGCCTTTATCCATTCCGTAGGCTCTTTGTTATCGTCCGTAACATCATCAACAACGCCACTTGTAGTATACATATATTTGCCATAGTCCAAAGAGGTATAAACAGCGTTTTTAACGCTTTCTTCATAAGACGACTTTTCAGGGGGGGAAGTAGTAATATAACATACAAATTCATATGTATAATCTTTAAGTTCATCATAGCTGTCACGGAGTTTTAAAAATTCGTCCGTTAGTGTGACACGGACGTTAAGACCATTGCTTTCAATTTCCTGTCCGTCATTACTTGCACCCGGAGCGACAAGAGTTCCCTTGCGGCTCATGCCCTCAGAGAGAGCAGGGGAATAATCGACAGTAAAGGGAGTTGGTGGAGCGTTAGGGTCTTCCCATACAGGTGTTTTCTTATCTTCCCAATTTAAAACAGGAACGTTACTATATATTACCTTGGCTTGACCGCCTGAATAATCGTAGGGTTGATGATCATAGAAATCGCCAGATTCAGACCACCAACGAGTAGCGGAATCGTCATAGAGAGGTTTATTTTCTGAGGTAACTAAGACACACGCAAAAGCATTATAATCAGCCTTTGATACATAGCAATGAAGATTACTGCCGAAATAAGTCACAGAAGTACTAGATTTACAAAATATAATAGTATAAGTAAAACCATTGCCATTAGGGGCGGCAATGACAGTATAATAATTAGTTTTATCACTCTCAGGAATACACGAAAAAACATTTTGTTTAATGGTATCATTCCATGTAGTATAAGAAGTACCGATATCATCAGCAAACGCAGGAAAGGCACAGCAAACCATAAGCACCATAGCGGAGAGAATTGACACTAACCGCCGAAGTTTTGTTTTCATATTTTTTCTCCTTTCTAAAATAAAAAATGCGGAGCGGATTGACCGCCCCGCACAAGCGAGATATACAGCTTACTTATGTGTAAGCTTTCTGATAACGCCGATTGCAACGCCGAGGAGCGATGCACCTACAAAGACCATGACAAGCGGATTGCTTGTCATAAGTGTCCACACCTGTGACACAAGGTCAGTGATAGTTGATACACCCGAAGTAATAGTTGATGTTTCACCTGTAAGAACTGTAATAGGCATATTCATTAAACTCCTTTCTTATTGATTATGTCTATACTTTCGACAACAAGTTTTTCAACACCGCCGAAAGTACGAACGCCATAGTTAATATTTATTTCGCTGTCTATCATAGAAGCAGGGTTTGGAAAAACCTCTCGCAGAATAAGCGGCGAAACTTTAGCAGTATGGACTTCATAGCCTGTTACGCTATCGTCCTTGCTTTCCTTTAGACAGAAAAGCGAAAAATTTTCCCACTTTTTGCCCGTAGACTTGATAACGCCGCTATTTTTCTTGAAACCTTTTACAATATACATCTTGCATACCTCCGAAATTAATTAATAATTTGTTGTAGTTCTCTTGACTACAGTTATATTATATAACATTAGACAAATGGCGTAAATGCTTGTAATATTTCTTGTCAATGTATAATTTGTTAAAATACCGCACTAACAAACTAAACATTTTGTAATATTTCTATGCACAATAAAACCGCCGATATTTAAATGAAATACGGCGGTTTATGTCCTAATATTTT